TAATAATCTTTTAAGTCTAAACAGTAATTTTGATGATGTTACTGTTGGGATTGGTTTAACATCAAGTATTACTGGATTAAAAACAATAACAGGTACGAATCAGGTGCCTAGACCAACAAGTGTTTTAAATGAAGATAGTGATTTTGATAATTTTATTTCACCTGCTCTTACAACTATTTTAAATGAATTACCAACAGGTACAAATGATAATAACAAAGCATTTTTTCCTGAAATACCACAACCATATAGTGGAAATCCACCTAATTCTAATTTAATAAATTTTGACACTACTAGTGATACTTCACAAAAAGCATTTTTTCCTGAAATACCACAACCATATAGTGGAAATCCACCTAATTCTAACTTGATAAATTTTAATAGTTTACATGATAATTTTCCAACAACTATTCCAACTAATCCTCCTGGTGTGTTTGGTGATAGTTCACCATTAAATTCTTTCAATACAACACCAATTGAAGAATTATTTACAGAGAGTAGTTTTCCAGAAAATTATACACCAATGAATAGATTAAATGAAGATGGTTTGTTTGTAAATAATGATGTGTTGGGAGCTCATAGTTGGGCTAATTTATATAATTCAGACCATACTTCTAAAACTCTTGACAATCCAAGTCCAAGAAGTCAAAATCCATTTCAACCATTTACTTATAAAAACTCAGGTGATTTAGATATAAGAGATAACGGTGATACATTGTATCCAAGTTTGTTAAGTTTATCAAGAGGTAATGAACCATACATAGTTAGTGAATTACCAACAAAAGATAGTCCGTTTTTGGGAACTGGAAGATTGACTAACTTGGGTAGTCGTAACTTACCAGCAGGAAGAGCTATAACAGATTTCATAAGAGTTGGTAGTTATTTATCATCACCACAAGGTATAGCTAACATGGCATTAAAAAATGCTGATTTAGTAATTGCACAAACTGTGGTTAGAAAAGGTGATAAATTAATAAAAGTTCCACAAAGATTTAACAATGGATATAATCCAATAGCTACTCTTTCGGGTGTTGGTACTAGATTGGTAGGACAATCTCCTTTGTTCACAATGCGTTCAGGATTTGGAGATGGGTATGGTGAGGAAAAGTTAGGTGGTCTTGCGAGAGGTGATACACCAGAATATAAATTAAACGATACATTTACAAAAGGTAAAGAAACTAACTCATCAAAATTAGGTTTTCTTAAAAAGACATTTGGTTTAAGTAATGAAATAGACAAATCAACAACTGGTGATAAAATGACTTTAGCACCGATGATTACAGGTATTTCGTTAAAACAATTAGATACAACTAACAAAGCAAAACTTGGCTCTTTAGATGTAGAAGATAAAAAGGAAGGAATGCCATTTTATTTTAAAGATTTAAGAGATAAATCATATATATTTTTTAGAGCGTACATTGAGTCTTTAACTGAAGATATAACTCCAAATTGGAGTGAAACAAATTATGTAGGAAGAAGTGAAGCTGTTTATGTTTATCAAAATGCAAAAAGGTCTATATCTTTTCAGTTAAAATTAGTTGCACAAACAAGATTAGAATTAGATTCAATTTATGAAAAAATGAATAAATTAACATCATTGTGTTATCCTGAATATGCAAAAGATGAATTTTTATCAAAAAAATTAAAAAATGTAAAAATGAGAATGAAACCACCATTAACAAAATTAAGAATGGGTGATTTATATGGAAACAAAAGGTCAGAACTGTTGGGATTTATTGATTCTATAAATTATACTATTCCTGATGAAGCCACTTATGAAACTGAACCAAGGGCAAGAGTTCCAAAAATGGTATTAGTTAGTATTTCCTACACTGTTATACATGATAAAGT